ACCCGCCCCGAATACTCGCAAGCTATGAGAACCTTCATGATTAGGCCCTCCACTTGGCTTGAGCTACCTGCACGATTTCGTATCCCAACTCCTCGATGTGCAACAGGGCCTGCGTGGTCAGAGTCTTAGTCCCCAGCAACTGCGCAAATAGCTTGGCCGTCTCATCGGCTGGGTAATAGACAACTGATCCATAGTTGTTTTTGCGTTCAACTGTTACGGTTTTCATGTGCTTTACTCCTTGTCGGTGGTTTCCGTGTGCCTCAATAAGGTGGAGCATGCCGCTCAGCCTGTCAAGAACTCATTTCACGAATATGAAATTAATTTGATACTCTTTAAATAGACCGGAAAAATCATAGCACCTGGTGTATATTTATCACAGGGTGTGACAATTTTATCACAGTGTGTTACCTCGTATGTAATGTTATAACATAACAGGTTAGTAGGGTTACCAAGGGTGCAATGGGACGTATCCCACCCGCACCCTCTCACTCTCTAGGATTATTCCCACATTGTAACAACATTGGAACAACATTGTAACACATTGTAACTGTTCACTATTGTTCTCGTATTGTTCTACTTCCCGGGTGTTCTCTGTTTGTTCCATGGGGATGTTTCCCATTTGTTCCCTGTTTGTTCTTTGTCCGTTCGCCGTGAACAATGGAGGAACAAAGGTGGAACCCCCCCGGGGGTCGCGCCTAGTAGTTATGTTCTATGCGTTCATTTTTGGGGACAAAATTAAAACTCTTGGGTCCTATATTGAAACAACATTGGATCCTACATTGAAACAACATTGAAGAGCAACATATTAAAGAAGGAGAGGGACATTACTGTTATCCTCTTGACAATTAGCGCTGTTTAGTATATAGTGCCTCTCGTCCCTACCCACCTACCTGGAGACTCACAGCTGTATGCGTCGTAGAACAAAGAAGACAGGAATGGCAGCTAGCTTAGAGCTCCCTAAGGATCTAGACAAGAGCCTTACGGAAAAAGAAGCTGCGTACGTTAGGTATATTGTAGACGAAGCGCTCTCCCCCGAGGAGGCATATTACGCCGCTGGGTATAACTCAAAGGGCCACCGTGCTAAGCGTCTACAGAGGCACCTTTGGAAACACATTGAAAAGCGTATTGAGGAAAGGGTAGGCGAGACAGCTACCCTAGCTTTGTCTGTCCTTGAGAACCTCATGCGCTCAGCGGACAGTGAGAATGTCAAGCTCAACGCTGCGAGAGACATCCTCTCCAGAGCAGGTTACGACGCTGTTGCCCGACAGGAGACCACGATTAAAGAGGCTAGTGACATGACAGACGAGGAGCTGGATGCTCAAATTGCTCTTATGTCTAACGTAGTAAAGATTACCAAGACATAATGACAAGGGCTAAAACGCTAGAGTTGTTAAAGGAAAGACAGAGGCGCTACGATACTACGCGCATCACTCGGTATAAGCCATATAACTATCAGCGTAAATTTCACGCGGAATCTAGGGAGTGTCCCCAGCGTATCTTGATGGCGGCTAACCGGGTAGGGAAGACTTACTCAGGGGCTGCGGAGACTTCCTTTCACCTTACTGGGCAATACCCGGACTGGTGGGAGGGGAGAAGATTTACGAAGGCAGTACGTGTCTGGGTGGCGGGAGAGTCTAACGATACTACCAGGGATATTATCCAACGGGAACTCTTTGGGAACCCTCAGGATCCTTCTAAGCTAGGGTACGGCAGCATTCCCCTTAGTAGCATTGTAGAAACAGTCAGAAAACCGGGGGTACCTAACGCTTACTCTTCTGCACTTGTGAAGCACATTAGCGGGGATAACTCGCAAATCAGCTTCAAGGCCTACGAGCAGGGCTACGAGAAGTTTATGGGAGAGGCTATAGATGTTGTCTGGCTCGACGAGGAGCCTAGGCAAGAGATCTTTAGCCAATGTATTACCAGAACGGTAGATACTAACGGTATTGTTTACATGACGTTCACGCCAGAGCGCGGGATGACGTCTGTAGTAAGCGGATTCTTAAACGACCTTAAGCCTGGTCAGAGCCTTACGACTGCCACTTGGAACGACGTAGCTCACCTGGACGAGAAGACTAAGAACCAGCTACTGGCGGTATATAGCCCCGCAGAGCGGGAAATGCGCTCTAAGGGTATCCCGGTATTTGGCTCAGGACTTGTCTATCCGGTTAATGAGAGCGAGGTTACGTGTGACGACTTTGACATTCCGGATCACTTTACGCGACTAGCAGGGATTGACTTTGGGTTCGACCATCCGACAGCTATTACTTGGGCTGCCTTTGACCCAGATAACGATATCATCTACATATACGACGAGTATAGACGCTCTAAGGAAACACCTCTGACCCATGCGGCAGTTATCAACGCCAGATCGTCCGGAATCCCTGTAGCCTTCCCACACGATGGTCTACAGCACGATAAGGGTTCTGGGGTTCAGCTAGCCCAGCAATATAGGGATCTGGGGGTGTCTATGTTAGTAAAACATTTTAGCAACCCACCAGTAGAGGGAGAACTAAATGGTAACAATTCGGTCGAAGCGGGGATTAGCGAGCTACTGCAGCGTTTTGAGAGCGGTCGCCTACAGATTTTTAAATCGTGTCACGAGACGCTGGAAGAGCTGCGTCTCTACCATAGAAAAAACGGCAAGGTTGTTCCGATAAAGGATGATCTTCTCTCGTCTATGCGATATGCAGCGCTAAGCATACAGCGCTTTGGCGAGAAGATGGAAGGTAAGACATCATTCAGGAAGTATGGTTTTGATAAGAAAATAGAATATTCTAATATGGGTATTATCTAGCAAGAGGGATAGGCATACGCAATGCTAAAGAATGACCAGAAACGAATACCTAAACAGACTTTACTTGGGGGAGAGCTGCATAATCTGGCGTATATTACCCCTGCTGAGTCTGAGGTATTGAGAGGTCTCGGCGGCGGTGTAACACCCTCTGGTGGTCAGATGATGTCTCGCGGTGTCCCTGCCTACCAAGGCGCGTCATATGGGATGCAAGGATTAAAAGAAGCAGCTCAAAAAAAGTATATACAAGATTACAAAGCATCCTTACAGAATTACCAGGCTCGTCTAAAGCCAGCTGTAAATAATGCCGTCGCAGGCGCAGGCATAGAGCAGATAGAGGAGTTTAAAGCTGCTCAAGCTGCTCAGCAGGAGCTTATAGACGCACAGACAGCAGGATATAAGGCGCTCCCCGCAGGGCAGCGTAAGGTTCTCTATGGCGGACCTGACGTAGACTACAGAGCAAACCCAGCTCTAGGCCTGATGTATCAGTTAAGAACTGCTGCAATACCGAGGCAGGCCACACGGGGTAACTCGAACCCGGGCTATAGCTATAGTATGCCATACAATGATACAATTTTTAGGACAGAGCGAGGAGCAGGTATCGGAGCACCAAGCATTGTATCGGTAAACACTCCGGGAGGCACAAGGTACGAGATTGGTCCTGGCGCTAAATGGAGTCGCGCATCTGGTGGACCCAGTTTATACAGGACGTATGAAGAGGCGCAGAAAGCCCGAGATGCCGAACTTCTGGGTAAATATGAGGCGGGACTAATTGATCTAGATACGGGCCTATACCTTGATCCTGACCCGAGGACAAGGGAAAATAAAGAGGTAGAGAGACCTGCAAGTAACTTTGATCTGAGCGCTTCTAACGTAGGTTCTGCAAGATACGGAGATACTGGAACAGGACTCATGCTTAGCCCAGAAGAAAGTGCCCTAGCTAATCAGTCTTTTAGAAGTCAACTGCTCGGAGAACAAAACCGAGTAATTTCTGAAAACGCGGGTCTTAATTTACTACAGAGTGGGTTGATAGGCTAATGGCTAGAGAACTTGACGACGACGAAATTATTGCTCTTGTAGATAACGAGATCTACAGCAGCTCGGACTATCTAGATTCTGAAGTAGCTGCACAGCAGGCAGAAGCGCAGGAGTATTTCTACGGCGAACCCTTTGGTAACGAAGAAGAGGGGAGATCTCAAGTAGTCATCACAGATGTGCAAGACACATTGATGTGGATGATGCCGTCTCTCATGCGTATCTTTACAGGGGGAGATAGCGTAGTCCGCTTTGTACCAGAGGGGCCAGAAGATGAGGAAGTAGCTGAGCAAGCTACCAAGTATGTAAATCATGTGTTCTATAAGCAGAACAATGGATTTATGATTCTCTATAATATGTTCCTCGATGCTCTGATGCAGAAGGTAGGCATCACGAAGCACTATTGGGAAGAGATTGAAAAGACCACTACAGAAGAATACCAGAATCTTACGGACGAAGAGTATGCTCTGCTAGAAGACGACGACGATCTGGAGCCTGTTTCGCACGAAAAGATTATTACTACGGAATCCCTGCCGAATCCTGAGACGGGGATCTTGGAAGATTTTACCGTTGTAACTCACGATGTGACCTATGCTAGGACAAGCACGAGCGGTAAGGTTACAATTGAAAATGTGCCCCCTGAGGAGTTCTTGATTAATAGGGGTGCCAAGACAATTGAAGACGCCAGGTTTATCTGCCACAGATCCCACAAGTCTAAGAGTGATCTGCTTAAGATGGGCTATGACGCAGATATTGTAGAGGATCTTCCCTCGTATACCTCTGAATCCGATGCTATTACCACTAGCCAAGAGTATATGGCTAGACATGCATACGACTCTACGGATGTTATATCGGGTACCCAGTCCAGCACTGAGTCAGACGAACTGGTTTTAGTTAACGAGTCCTACATGTACTTGGACATGGACGGCTCAGGCATTTCCGTAAGACATAAGATTATACACAGCAACGGCGAGATTCTAGATCTGGAGCCTATCGACTATATCCCCTTTAGCTCTATCTGCCCTATCCCAGTTCCACACAAGTTCTACGGTCTGAGCGTTGCAGAAACAGTAATGGACATCCAGCTAATCCGGTCAACCTTGACTCGTAATCTGCTAGACAACATGTATCTGGCAAACAACGGCAGGTTCCAGATTGTAGAGGGACAGGTTAATGTTGATGATTTGCTTACTAATCGACCGGGGGGGATTGTACGCACAAAGTCACCAAGTGCTTTAACACCTATACAAACTCCTGCGCTACAGCCTGCAGCCTTTCAGATGCTTGAGTATTGGGAAGGCATTAAAGCGGGTAGGACAGGGGTAAGCGCACAGACTCAGGGGATCTCGGCTGATGCTCTAAAGTCTCACGTAACAGCTGGCGCTGCTAATTCAGCAATTACTAACTCACAGGGTAGGCTAGAACTCATAGCTAGAGTCTTTGCAGATACCGGTGTTAGGCACATGTTCCGGTCTATCTACAATCTAGTTCAGCGTTTTGAAGATAGAAAGAAGGTCGTACGTCTAAACAATAAGTATCATCCTATTGATCCTTCAAGCTGGAAAGAAGACTTAGATGTAGATATCGAGGTTGGTATTGGTTATGGCGATCAAGACCTTCGCCTGAATAACCTAGGGAACTTTACGAGTATAATGGAGAAGGTAGCTCAGCAAACTCAGGGGCTTGTTAGCCCAGATAATATCTACAACATGATCCGCGAAGTTGCTTCCGAAATGGGGATCAAGAATGTAGATAAGTTTGTAACAGCGCCCACTAACCAGCCTACTGAACCTAGCCCTCAAGAGATGCTAGCGCAGGCACAAGCACAGGCACTTGTAACAGAGGCTAACGCGAGTCAGATGGAAGCAGAGGTAAGAGCTAAAAGGCTTGAGCTTGACGCCGCTAAGCTGGAACTGGAAAGAATTGAGACTGAGCACAAGATGTCGATCAAACAGGAAGAACTTAGACTCAAGGGTATCGAGCTAGGCTTTGAAATGACTTCTGACAAAAACATTAAAGCATAAGGAAAAGTAAAATGGCACGGCAAAATAACTTTTATAAAATTAACTCAAGTTTGAACATGACTGCGGGGACCGGCACCGGGGCAACGAGATCAGCAGTTTGTCCAGACAACGTAACATTGGTTCGCATCTCTTCAACAGGTTTGGTATACGTAGCTGCTATAGCTGGTCAAGGGGCAACTCCAACAGCTACTGTTGCAACCGGTGTACAGATTGATGTTAGTGCACCCGAAACGTTTGTAATTAGCCCTGGCGATGCAATTGCGGTTATCTCTGCAAGTGGTACTCCCACTGTAAATATTACTTGGCTTGAAGGCTAATAAAGCAAGAGGGGGAGGAAAGCAATGTCTACTAATAAAAAAATTACTGATCTACCAGAACTTACTGAATTGAACTTAGCCGACAACGATGTTCTAGCTATTGTAGATGTCAGCGCCGGTACTACAAACAAAGTTCAGAAGTCTGTTTTGGCTTCCGCTCTATCCGGTGTATCTGTTGTTAACGCTACCTCCCCCATTGCTGTAGATCAAACAACGGGGGAAGTTACTGTCAGTATCTCTTCTACCCCCTCATTTGGAACAGTTGATCTTACAGCTGATACAAGCGCAGGAGACACTGCGGCAGTTGGATATACAAGTGCCGAAGGAATTATTATAACTGGACAGGGCAGCTCAAACGACATAACACTAAAGAACGACGCAGATGCTGTTGCTCTAAAAGTTCCCACTGGGACCACTAATGTTACTGTCACGGGAGTAGCGTCCGCAGCATCCTTTACAGGATCAGGTGCAGGACTTACAGC